TTAGTTTTAAGCCACCGATTCATGCCTTCGTACATGGCCTCATCAACGTCTTCTGTCTTCCAGTTATGCTTTGCAGCCTCTCTTGTCCAAATCGCTTTAAGGGCTTTCTGAGACAGGGAGGAGAGGGTGAAGTCCTCCACCTTCATCCCCCCATCAGAGTAGGCTATGTTAGCAAAACCAGTCTTCTTGATTAGCTTGTCAATGTCCTTAAAGATTTTCTTCAAATCTGAAACATCATTAGCTACCGCAGATACTGGCATACATCCTCCGGTTTAAAGCCCATCGCATCACAAACAGTAAAGAACGTGGAACACTTCATATCTTTCCTATTCAACATAGCATTGTAGTTAGATGAAGCCATCCCAATGTCTTTAGCAATTTTGTATTGTGAGACTCCAGAAGATTCATGGAGTCTCCTTAACACATTCCCAAAATGATCTACCACGGAACATCCTCAAAGCTTGCAGTGGGTTCAGGGGCTTTAGCCTTAGCCTGCTTCTTCTCAAAAGATAAACTAAGCACTGGCCTTTTAGGATTGCCTGAAGTGTCGTTCTTCCAGGCACTCACTAGATAGTCAGTCCCATCTATGTTGCACTCGCCTTTCAGTGTTGGTGCTTTAGGGTTACCAGTTTCGTTCTTCCAAACCGCACCTCTGTTAGTGTTATCGTATTCCATTATTCCTCCGAATATTTATTAACTAGTCTTTCAATTTCATCCACTACCTTTCTTAGAGTTTCATCAAGACAAGATATAAAGTCCTCATCTCTGTCCACTCTAACTATCAGGGGCTTCATGTCTGGATGGTATGCCATGAAGTCCCACCACTTCCTACCAGTGATATACATACAGCCTTGTACCTGCTGAAAGTATTTACTGGGCAACCTGCCACCTCTTAAATAAGATACCATAGTACCTCCCAAGGGTGACTTGATTTCTAAACCTCCATCGTCACCAATCAAACCATCTGGGCTTGCGCCAGCCTGATAATCATCGTGAAGACAAAAGCCTACTTCCTGAACTTGGTTCCCAGTTTCTAGTATGTATCTATCTCTAGCGTAGGGTTCCAGCTCAGTGCCACGTTGCATGGCGTCAGTTACCTTTACATAGGTGGATTCACCCGTAATGGCCTCTGCTACTAACGCATCAACATAAGCCTTAGCTTGGGTTGACGCTGTTCCTTTTGTTGTAAGTATCTTGGAGAAGTTAGAGGCAGACGGTACTCCCAGCCTAGCCTTTAACCACTCCTGACTACCTTGCTCGCAATCTATTAGTCTCATCGCCCCATTGCCCTTTCGCCATCATCATCATCATAGGCTCTCAATCCACAGATGGATTGAAGACCATACCGTCTGGCGTAGGTAATCGCAGCAGCACCTTCCTGGGGCTTAGGGCTGGCTATGGGTAGAGTGTAGGACTCTTGTATCCACTCACCCGAATCATGCATCAAGATAGTTGTAACACCCACTCCCCTCTCCGTAGACACAGGGTGCTGTGAAAAGGACAGGAAGTTCTTACTGAGGATTGGCGTAACACAATCAATTATTGACTCAATGTTCGCATACTTTGACTTAAAGAATGGGTTAGCTTGGTCTTTCTTAACAGCTTCCATCTCACTCTGAGCCTTTCTAAATGCTGGTGCAAAGTGTTTTAGTGATTCGCTAGTCTTCATTAGTGTATCTCCACATGGGCTTCTTCAGCCTCAGCAATTTCATCCCATGTCGCCCCAACTGCGTCCAAGAAATTCTCTTTACACACGCCCATAAATTGAGCTTGTGAAGCTGCCATAGTCACCATCTGACCGCATACATCAAGAGTGTTTGTTTCTTGCGGCAGCTTTTCTATAGCACTCAACAGAATGCCTTCAATGTCTATCAATGGTTTACTCATATCTCCTCCTAAATGGGTCTGGTAATACTCTCTCTGGCCCCTCGTGAATCTTGGGAACCTTAAATCTATTTCTAACGGGGTTGTCCACCACTGGCCTTCCCCTTGGGGTCTTTAACTTGACCCCGTTGTTAAACAGTACAGTCCTTACACTGTTAGGACTTAACCCTAACTCATCAGCTATATCAGTACCCTTCATGCCTTTCTTTGCCATAGATATAATCTTTGGGTACAAATCTCTGTGTCCTCTCTTAGCCATAAGTCATCTCCGACATCCTCTGCTCTTCAGCGTATTCTTTGGCGTAATCATCCTGCCACTTTTCCAGAAGACCCTCGCTGCCAATGTCATCAATCACATAGGCTAAGTATGACTTCATTCCTTTTTTAATCATGCCAAAGTATTTAATACTGGACATCCAATCGCCATGTACTGCCTTGGTTAGCAATATCTGAGCTTCCTCGCTGCTCTTGATGTGATGGTTCATTACCTCATCCAGAAAGTTCTCGTCTTCTTCTGAGAGTATGCGAAGCTCTTCTTCCACATCCTTGTTATTGATGTTTGCGTAACCGCATGAATCAATGACGTAATCACTGATGTTTGTTTGAATGTAATATTCTAATCTGCTCATGGTGTTTCCTCCTGTGGAATGTGAATTATTATCGGTAATAATATTCTTGTCAACAACTAAAACTCAATTTGTTGAATTATTTTCTCTTCAGTGTTTTCTTCTTCATTATCAAAGACTTGGTCTATCTTGTAGTCCATTGACCTGCCTTCCCTAGAAACAAATTGCAGACTTTGGTGATGATAAAGTCCGACTTTACCCTCCCACCGACCATGTCTTTGCTTGGCTATGATGAGTAGCTGGTCAAAAGTTTTGTCAAAATACTCCTGTTCCTTCTCGTCCAATTGACCAAGTTCTTTTAGGGACTCCCGTTTCTTATTCGCCCAGCAGATGACCAAGTTGTCCACCAAATCCACCAGGGCACTTGAACCTTTAACATCAAACTTAGTAGGGATGTATTCTTCACCTGCACTCTGGGGTTTTCTAACGTGAGAGACTAGGTGAATGTGGGTATTTAGATGTTTAGCAGACCAAGCCAATCGGTTGATAATGTCTGCCTCACCATCCCTATTTTCTTGCCCGACCCCGCATTTAGCCAAGGAATCAATCATGATATGGTCACACCTCAAAACCTTCCCGCAGTAGTTCACAAAGCCTAATATTTTCTCAGTCTTCACAGAATCTAACTGGTCATAGATAACAAGATATTCATCAGCTAAGTCCATGAAAGTATTAATAAATTCCTGACTTGGCTGGCCCGCTGTCAATCCTGCCGCTTGTTGGCACATTCTCCAAAGGGTTTCCTCTGGCTTCATCTCAAGGGAGGCAATCGCAATCTTCTTGCCTTGACACATTAGAGACAGTGCGACTTGGCCGGTAATCATCGATTTTCGGTGACCAGACATACCACACCACAGCGAAATCTCGGTGGGCCTTAGCTTGAAGTGATTATTTAACTTAGCCCATGGTAATAGGTCACCAGACAGCTCAAGGTTCTTTGCCCTTTCATGTATCTGCTCCCGCCAATGCCCAGCATGGTGTATCTCCTGGGCCTCAGATTCCGCAATAATTGAGATGTAGTCGGCGAACGAGACATTATGGGGAATATTCATATTATTATCTCCCTCGGTTTGAATTCTTTATCTTCTTTTCGGTTCCTTTTCCAAGTCCTAACCGCAGCCTTCCAATCCTTCATCGGCCCAGTATTTAGCTGCCATCCCCTTGCCTCGTAGTAATCGCAGAAATGATTGCCGTCAAGGGAGAAGCCTATTTGCTGTGCATACTCTTCAACCTCATTAGGTTTGGGCCTACTAAACTTAGTTATTTGTTTATGGTTATTGGTTAGTGGTTTATGGTTAGGTGACCGTTTGTCACCATTCGTTGACGATTCGTCACCAGTCCTGCTACCTTTTGCTCTATTCTTTTTATTGATTGCTGCCCTATCATGGTATGCCCCCAGCTCTTCAGCTATGCGCTTTTGCACATAATGCTCACCTTCTAGGGTAAAGAACCGAGACAGCACAAATTCTACTGCTGCAATCTCTTCATCTGAGACTGCCCAAGTCCATTCGATAGCTTGCTCTCTGGTGGGGAATTGTTCCCTATCGTAACAACAGTCCATAATTAGCGTGTACGCGCCATGCTGAAGCATTGTCAGCTTGCCCGCTTTTATGGAGTAGTCGCCAATATTGCGCTTGTAGTAGTGCATAGTCACTCCGCTTAAATTGTTACTCCCAAAAATATAATGCGCCACGGGGGAGTGAGAGCCGTTTTCACTACGGGAGCTACCCGCAGCTAGGCGCAAGCAAATAATATCAAATGTTATGTTGGATAACTAGCTACCCCAACACGCGCGTTGGATAACTAGTTAACCCTACAAACTGCAACTGCGGTTCCTATCATAAATCCGATGATAAAATCCCAACTGGGATTTTTATGCCCATAACCCATTGATTTAACTAAGTTTATGACATAAATTTATTTTTTCTGTACAAATTTCATGACAAAGTAGCTATAGCTATAACTCTAGGTACAGCTATAACTCTAACTATCCTATCGCTCTAAGCTTTGCCTGGATTAAGGCTTGCTTATCGGTCTCGCTCAGTCGCTCACCCTTGTCGCGTCTAGCTTGTGCAATGGCGACTATCATGTCATCAATTGCTCGCTGGTCCTCATTGGACCTATACAATGGGCGATATCTATCTTGGTCGTCTGGATACAATGCCGACCAATCTAGCCCAATAGACTCCAGCACATCTAATGCCCCGCATCCACCGTGACAATGAATCAACACGCGGTTCCCGCTATCTATCTCAGTGACTGATAGGCTAGGTGTGCCGTCATTATGCGCTGGACATCTGGCAATCCACTTGCTACTGCCTGTTTTCCGCACCATCTCTAGCCGCTCAAGAATTGTCTCTGCTTTACTCATTGCTTTTCCCTCAAAATTCTTACCGCATCGCAAGCAGAGCAAGACATTGTTTCATCTTGCCGATATGCTTCTTTACTGGTGATTACCCTGTAATTTCCGCAATTGCAGCGACATACCCATTGTAATTTGGGGATAGTCTTAACCCTTTTCGTTTGCTCTCTCTTGTGTGTTCTGTGGCCGCAAGTCGGGCAGTTATGCCATTCTTTTAAATTATAATATGGCTCATACATTCGAGAATATGGTGTCGAATGGTCATATTCTGGAAGGTATACCCCTAAAACTTTAACCTTGCCGAATGTGGCGCCAGAATGGTCGGTATGTTCCTGCCATTTATGCCGCTCTCGCGGGTGATGTAGGTTAACCCAATCAGCGAAAGGATACGGTTGAATGAATGTATCGCTTTCAATGTGGGTATCGTTAGGGTCTAGCTCGCTGACAAACTCAGGCTGTGGCGAATGTAGGGCCATTGCTGCCTGTTTATTAACTGGCTTGCGCCGTGGCATCTCGCTCAATCTGGCGTGCAATGTCTTACTCATCTAATAACCCCCAATATGTACCCCTTGGCAGAGTTTCAAGCACTAAAGTCTTAGTACTACCCTTCGGCGTAGTGATTATATGCCTCTCAGAACCTCCCAGGCGTATGCAAGAGCGATTTTCTGCATGCACCCCTACCCTATGTATATCAAAAGCTTTTATTCCTGAAAATGCCTCTCCGCAAGCCGGACATCTACAAATTCTCCCGCCTGGTTTAAGCTTGTAATTAGTTTTCGGCATGGTTCCCCCTATAGATTGAATAGAACCAGCAAAGTGAAGCCCACCATAATTAATCCAGATAATATGGCGTATACAGTCTCGGATAATTGCTCTATTTGTTTGTTATTCATGGTATAATTTCCTTTCCTTTGTGGGATTGGGCCCCGTAATTGGGGCCGCTCTTTTTACAATTAAGCTGTTAAGCCGTGGAAGAATGATTCTGGTTTTTCCTCTACATCAGCAGAGACACCAGATAACCATTTGTTGATATGCTTGGTCGTTGTCTTGCTGTACCAGTCAGAGGTTCTGACGTATCGCCCAGAAGGTAGCAGTGCTGCCACTGGTGTTTGATATGAAAACAGAATGACGGTTCCCTCTGTTGTTGTAAGTTCAGTTTGGTTTGATGCTATTGGTCTAATGTTCATTTGCTTACCCTCTTTTCGTGTTGAATGCGTCCAAAGTTAATAATTTCATCAGCTAGGCTTTCTGGCATTTCATAGTATGCCGCCAGTGCCACAACGGTTATAAAGTTGTTGAAGTAGTCCAAGTAAATATCGGCTGCGCTTTCCTGTAGCTGAGCCATTGTCTGTACTGTGTTCATTATTCAACCCCCACGACTGTTATCACTGATTCGGCAATGACCCAGTTAATGCCATTGCTCAGGTTATATTTGTTCATTTTCTTATTAACTAAGTCAATGGTCGCACCACGCCCAGTTGCTGACACTTTGCGTTTACCTTCAGGATTGAGGCGCAGCACTACTGAATCCTCGCCGTATTCAATGTCATATCGCGCATGGGGAACGAATCCTGCTTTGAGCATTGAGGGGTGGTTCTGAAGCCACGCCCGATTGCATCCCCTGTGAATGGTCAATTGAGTTGAAACTAGGTCTATCACTTGATTATTGCTTGTCATGGTCTTATCCCTTGTTAGTAGTTTGAAATGTAAGTGAACTGATTGATTGCGATGTATTTCCACCATCCGCCCATCTCGCCTGCGTTTGGCATATCATAGGAGAGTCTGAGGCGCGTTGGGGTAGTCTCTTCAACGTGACACCACCGCTTCGCTTGGTTAATCAGTAGGTCGCACTGGTCATGCTTAACCTTGACCCTCTGGCCATACAGGAACGTCTTAATAGCTCTCTCTGCCTGTTTAACAGTTAGATTGCGTTTGGTGTTACTGGAACTCAGCAAGTCAACCTGTTCATCTGAAAGCGTCAGGTTGATTCGGCCAGTTGGAATGGCTCTCTCACACTCTCGTCTGATAGCTACAGTCCTACGGTTGTCGTGGATATGGTCAACGTATCCATTCTTCAGGACAGATTCTATAGTGTCTCTTATACTCATTGTTTAGCCCCCTAAAATTGGTCTTGCCCGTATTGGTAATAACTCGTCTCTGAAATTGAGTAATAAGCAACCTCAAGTTCTTTATCGGCTTTATAGTGTCTGCCTGCATCATCTGCTTCCTGTCTTGAGGTATATATCTCAGAACCCCTTGTACCGTCTTTATGTGTGATTTCTAGCAGGTATCCGATTGTCATTGTTTAACCCTCTGTATTGATTAGTGAGTGATAGAGATACTATTGTATGTAATAGCTATTGTCAACAATGATTTTGATTATTTTTACTGTTCTTTTATACAGTAGTTTATTAGTGGGAATTCCTTATAGATGTATATGGATTTGATTGATGTGGTGCTCTGCTTGGCGGGCTATTGGTTGCCATACAAACCCTCACACTGTTAATCCATCCAGTACTGTATATCCATCCAGTAGCAAGTTATCCCCAACAAGTTATCAACACTGTGGATAAGTCTGTGGATAAGTCAGCCTGGAGCCTGTGGATAACCTGTGGATAAGTCAGGGGGCTGTGGATAAGTAGGGGGGAGGGGAGCTGGCACGCTGTAATTATTATAGTACCCACCCAAATTTGCAAAAGGCCAATTTCAAAAAAGCGACAAAATAGTCTTTTTATCAATAAGTTATACTTTTTGGTATTTTTCGCTAAATATTGGTATGATTCGCTAATGAATGATTTGAATGCACCAAGTGGTATTACTGACTGTTCTGTAGAGGAAAAACCTAAGAAGAGGGGAAGGGGTAGACCTCGTAAACCTGATAGGTTGATGACTCGCCAACAGTGGGAGGATGAGGGTAAGAAGGCTAAGGGTAGACCTAAAGGTATGAGGACTGCCATTAAGAAGCTTGAGGAACGCCTCCTATCCGCTAATAGGATAGAACACGTTATAGATGCCATTGTTAGAGCTGCTGAAGACCCTGAGCATAAGAATCAGGCCGCAGCTTGGAAGTTAATAATGGATAGAATGGCCCCTTTAAGTCATTATGATAAAACAAAAGGGAACGAAAAGCCAGTCATTCAGATTAACGTATCCTCTATAGACCGCATAGAATCTGGCGTTCAGGACATTGAGGGCGAGATAGTTGAATAGATTAGCCGACCAACTTGCTAAGCACGAAGGTGTTAAGAGGTTCGCTTATAAATGCCCCGCTGGTAAGTGGACTATAGGAGTCGGTAGGAATATTGACGAGGATGGTGGGTTAGGACTATCTGATGGTGAAATCTACACCCTATTAAACAATGACATCCAAAGAACTGATGAAGAATTAACCAATGCCTTTCGTTTCTATGAAGATTTGGATAGAGTTCGTAAGGATGCAATGATTAACATCTGTTTTAATATAGGTCTAACGCGTCTTAGAGGCTTCAGACTGGCCCTTAAGCTGATGGAAACAAAAGACTACCCCGAGGCTTCAGTAGAGTTTTTAGACTCTCTATGGGCCTCTCAGGTGGGTCAGAGGGCGTTAGACATAGCACACATGATTCAATACGGAGAATATCCAGATGAAGGGCGTTAATCACTACAAAAAAGATGGAACACTCCATAAAGGTGGTACTCATAAAATGCCGAATGGTGAGTTACATTCTGGGGCTAAACACACAAGTTCTAGTGTTAGGCTCTTTCATTACGGTGAGCTAAGTAAGAAAGCTCAAGATAAAGCACGTTCAAACTGGAGATAATTATGTACGGCAAGCCACGAAAGAAAAAAGTAAAAAAGCCTAAGTAATGGCCTACACCAAGCCTAAGTTACGGGAACGACTTAAAAACAAGATTATGGCTGGCTCCAAAGGGGGTAAGCCTGGTCAGTGGTCGGCTCGTAAAGCCCAACTATTAACCCAGGAATACAAGAAAGCTGGAGGGGGATTTACTGGAAGTAAGACTAAAGCCCAGAAATCCCTTTCTAAGTGGACCAAGGAAGAGTGGGGCACTAAGTCGGGCAAACCCTCCACCCAAGGCAAGGAAGCTACGGGCGAACGCTATTTACCCAAGAAAGCTAGGGAAAAACTGACTAAGAAGGAATATCAAGAAACATCAAGAAAGAAGCGGGAAGATACGAAAAAAGGAAAGCAATTCTCTAAACAACCCAAAAAGATAGCCAAGAAAACCTCAAGGACTAGGAAATGAGGCCAGAAACTTTTTATACAATTGGTAACAACCCCACCAGTGGTGTTTCCAATACCATAATGACCGTACCAAATGGTTATGAGGCGCGTATTACTAACGTCTTCGTAACTAACAATACGGGTTCTACTAAAAACTTTAGCGCAGCTTGGGTTAATGGAGGAGATACTTACGCCTTTGCATCTGCTAAATCTTTGAATAGTAAAGACTTTATTGAGTACGGTGGAGAATATGGTCAGTTTTTAATTATGGATGAAGGAGATACTATGACCGTAACTCCTGAAGCTGGCTCTACTTTTGTTGTAATTGTTTCATTTATCCTATTAAAGCATGATGGTACTAAGTTTGATTTAACTATATGAACTTAGACATCAATTTATTAAATTGGCAACAAGAAGTCTGGAACGACCCCACTAGATTCAAAGTTGTCGCAGCAGGCCGTAGGACAGGGAAATCCCGTCTTGCGGCTTATTTACTTCTAGTCAACGCCTTACAAGCAACCAAAGGCCACGTTTTCTATGTAGCCCCTACCCAAGGCCAAGCTAGAGATATTATGTGGAACCTCCTCTTAGAATTAGGAGGAGACATGGTTCAAGGCTCCCACGTTAACAACTTACAAATTAAGCTAATTAACGGGATTACCATTTCACTAAAAGGAGCTGACAGGCCAGAGACTATGCGGGGTGTCTCCCTAGCCTACTTAGTATTGGATGAATACGCAGACATGAAGCCTGACGTATGGGAGTTGATTTTACGCCCAGCTCTGTCAGACTTAAAGGCAAGTGCTTTGTTCATTGGGACACCAATGGGTAGAAACCATTTTTATGACCTCTACAAACAAGCCGAGTTAGGTGGCGACCCCAACTTCAAAGCATGGCATTACACTAGCTACGACAACAATCTCTTAGAAAAAAATGAGATTGACCAAGCTAAAATATCTATGTCCTCCTACGCTTTTAGGCAGGAGTTCATGGCATCCTTTGAGGCCCGTGGCTCCGAGATGTTTAAGGAGTCCTGGGTTAGATTTTCAGAGGAAGAGCCTGATGGTGATTACTACATAGCCATTGACTTAGCTGGCTTTGAGGAGGTTGGTAAGAAAAACAAAAGCAAAAATCTTGACAACACCTCTATCGCTGTGGTAAAGGTGGGTAGCCAAGGGTGGTGGGTTAAGGATATAATTACGGGTAGGTGGTCTTTAGACCAGACTGCCCAGAAGATATTTCAGGCTGTTAGGGACTATCAACCTATTTCTGTGGGTATAGAGAAAGGTATAGCCCGTCAAGCTGTAATGTCTCCATTAACTGACTTGATGAAGAAGTATTCTCGTTTCTTTAGGGTTGAAGAACTAACCCATGGAAACAAGAAGAAAACAGATAGGGTTATGTGGGCGTTACAAGGAAGATTTGAGAACGGCCTTATTAACCTTAACAAAGGTGAATGGAATGTTCAATTCATGGATGAATTATTTCAATTCCCTGATGCCCTAACACATGATGACATGGTGGACGCTCTAGCCTACATAGACCAACTGGCTAACGTCTCCTACTCATACGACTTTGAAGAAGACCACTTTGATGTGGTCGATATGGTAGCTGGTTACTAATATGCTTGATAAAGAAGAGTTTGGAATTCTACAAAGCGTTGAAGACTGGGTTATGGAACAGTGTAACTCATGGCGTGACCACTTTGATAATAACTACCAAGATAAGTTTGAAGAGTATAATCGTCTGTGGAGAGGACAGTTTTCCGCAGAAGATAAGACCCGTGACTCAGAAAGAAGCCAGATTATATCCCCAGCCTTACAACAGGCTGTTGAATCGTCAGTAGCTGAAATTGAAGAAGCTACATTCGGAAGAGGAAGATTCTTTGACATTAAGGATGATTTGAGGGATGGTGAGCCTCAAGATGTTGTATTCCTTAGAGAACAACTTTATAGAGATTTTCAGCAAAACAAAGCAAGAAAGGGTGTTGCTGAATGTCTGATAAACGCCGCCGTCTATGGTACTGGCGTTGCAGAAATAGTGCTGCAAGAAGAAAAAGAAATGAAGCCAGCCTCCCAACCAATAATGGAAGGGCAGATGCAGGCAGTAGGAGTAAACATAGCAGACAGAACAGTCTGTAAGCTCCGTCCAATTCTTCCACAAAACTTCTTAATTGACCCCGTAGCAACTTCTATTGAGGAGGCTATTGGTGTTGCTGTTGATGAATTTGTCCCGTATCACCAAGTAGAACTCCTACAAGAAAGTGGTGTTTACAAGGACGTTGACATCACCCTAGCTTATAACGATACCGACCTTGACCCTGACCCTGAGTTGATTGACCAGCCTGATAATAAGGTTCGTCTTACTAAATACTACGGTCTAGTCCCTAAATATCTCGTAGAAGATGAAGAAGACTTTGAGATTGAAGAGGAAGATGGTCATTACATTGAATGTATTATCGTTATTGCTAACGGTGGAACTCTACTTAAAGTAGAACGAAACCCCTACATGATGGGTGATAGACCTATCGTAGCCTTTCCTTGGGATATAGTTCCAGGAAGATTCTGGGGTAGAGGTGTATGTGAGAAAGGATATAACTCACAAAAGGCATTAGATGCTGAATTGAGGGCTAGAATAGATGCCCTAGCATTAACTGTACACCCTATGATGGCTATGGATGCCACTCGTTTACCAAGGGGTGCAAGGCCAGAAGTCCGTCCTGGTAAGATATTATTAACTAACGGCGACCCCAGAGAAGTATTACAGCCGTTTAACTTCGGACAAGTCTCTCAAATTACCTTCGCTCAAGCTGACCAACTGCAAAAGATGGTACAAACAGCTACTGGAGCTATAGATTCTGCTGGGATACCTGGCTCTATTAACGGTGAAGCTACCGCTGCGGGGATTTCTATGTCCCTTGGGGCGATTATTAAGAGGCACAAAAGGACTCTTATCAACTTCCAAGAGTCTTTTCTGATACCATTCGTAACAAAAGTAGCACACAGGTACATGCAGTTTGAGCCTGAAATCTACCCTGTTAACGATTACAAGTTTGAAGTCGTATCCTCTCTGGGGATTATTGCTAGGGAATACGAAGTAACTCAATTAGTACAACTGTTACAAACTATGGGTTCAGACTCTCCTCTGTACCCAGTTTTAATACAATCCATTATAGATAACATGAACATCTCCAATAGAGAGCAATTGATTCAGGTTATCCAACAAGCCTCACAGCCTAATCCTGAAGCACAGGAAGCAGCTCAAATAGCACAACAAGTACAGCTACAGTTCCAGCAGTCTCAGACTAACGCCCTTAACGGGCAGGCGGCCGAATCTACAGCTAGAGCGCAGAAGATTGCTCAAGAAACTAAAGCTATTCCTGTTGAACTTGAGAACGACAGGATTAAGGCTATTGCCACTAACTTAAAGGCTGGCAATGAGGATGACAAAGAGTTTGAAAGGCGAATGAAAGTAACTGACAAACTACTGGAGGAAAGAAGGCTTAACCTGGAAACAGCTAAGACTTTGACACAATGATTACTAACACAGAAATGCAAAACATTCTAAATCAAATTAATGGAATCGTTAAAGGTTTAGAAGAAAGAATCCAAAAGCTAGAGGAAGCTAATAAGGAGTCAAAGGGTGGAAAGAGAGGAAGAAAAGCATTACCAAGCTCTTAAAGATATGTTTCGTACAGAGGGCTGGAAAGTATTGATGGATGAGCTTAGGAATAATGCCATCCAAATAAATTCTGTAGAAGTAACGAAGGACAACAAGGACTTACATTTCCGTAAAGGACAATTAAATATCCTTGCCTTCATGCTTAATATGGAGTCTACCGTTGAACATTATGTAGAGGATAGCAATGATTCTGTTTGATTTTATATGCAAGTATGCTCATGTAAATGAAAAACTTGTTTCACGTGAAACTAAACAGATTGATTGTCCTCAATGTGATGAGGTAGCAACGCGAGTCATCCCTGCTGTCAGGTGTAGTCTCGACCCCGCTTCTGGACATTTTCCAGGTGCAACAGATAAGTGGGTTCGTTCCAGAGAGCAGAAGATGGCATTAGAACGTAAGGCAGCCGAACAATAGTCCTTCGGGGTAGCTAGAGTCGGTCTTAACGGAGTTTAATAATGGCAACACTAATTGACCCAGTAGAGGTAGATGAAGTAAATAGCGTGGAAGAACCTGTCCAAGAAGAAGTAAATACTTCGGAAGGGGAAGCAGAACTTGCACCAATGTACCAAGGTAAGACGATAGCTGAAGTAGCTAAGATGCACCAAGAAGCTGAAAGCCGATTGGGAAGTCAAGGCGCTGAAGTTGGAGAATTACGAAAGGTAGTAGATAACTTCATTCTTAAACAGTCGGAAACAAAAGCACCTGAACCTGCTGAAGAGATAGATTTTTTTGCTGACCCTGACAAAGCTGTAGAAAGTAAGATTGCGAACCACCCTGCTATTAGGGAGGCTCAAGAAAATACTCTACGGATTAGACAAGACCAAGCTAAGCAGGAGTTGATTAACAAACATCCAGACGCGCAAGAGATTATTCAAAGCCCAGATTTTATTAACTGGGTAAAGAGTGATGATATTCGCATTGAGCTTCTAACTCGTGCTGACCAACAGTATGACAGTAAAGCTGCTGACAATTTGTTTTCTCAATGGAAACAGATTAAGCAGATGTCACAAACTGCTGTTCAAGACGAGAAAGATGCTAGAAAAGATGCTGTTAAGAAGGCTTCTACTGGTGGGGCTAAAGGTAGTTCTGAAACCCCATCCAAAAAGATTTATCGAAGGGCAGATATTATTGAACTTATGAAGACTGACCCTAAGCGTTATCAAAGCATGGAACCCGAAATTCGTCGGGCGTATGCAGAGAAGCGCGTAAGATAAAGGAAATTAAACATGGCTGGTGAAACTTCTGGTGCGTTTTTTACTGCAAACGCAACTGTAGACAAAACCGCAGCGGGAACTTTTGTACCTGAAATATGGTCTGATGAAGTTATTGCTGCATATCAAAAATCTCTGAAGATGGCTCCTCTTGTTAAGACAATGACAATGTCTGGCAACAAGGGTGATGTTATCCACCTTCCTAAGCCTACTCGCGGCTCCGCTAATGCTAAGGCAGAAGCTGTTGCTGTAACTATGCAGGCTAACTTGGAAAGTGAAACTACTGTTACCATTAACCGTCACTACGAGTATTCTCGTCTGATTGAAGACATTGTTGAAGTACAGGCTCTTGCCTCACTTCGTCAGTTCTACACTGAAGATGCTGGTTACGCTCTTGCTAAGCAGGTTGATGATGACCTGTTCCGCGCTGGTACTGGTTTTGGTAGTGGTACTTTTGACCTGACTGTTCCTGTTACTGGTACTTGTACTGGTACTGCATGGGAAGGTGCAAATACGTTCTTTGTTGACGCTTCTACTGGTCTGACTGCTTACACTGACGACACTGTTGTAGCAGCAGACGTATTCACAGATGCTGGCTTCCGCGCGTTGATTAAGCGTATGGATGATGCTGATGTTCCTATGACTGACCGCGCATTTATCATTCCACCTGCGCTGCGTTCTGCAATCATGGGTACTGAGCGTTATGTATCTGCTGACTTCCGTGAAGGTGCAACTGTCCAGTCTGGTTTGATTGGTTCAGTTTATGGAATTGACATCTATGTCTCTTCTAACTGCCCTCTCATTGAAGACGCAACTTCCAACTCTGTTGGTGCTGCTGATGTTCGCGGTGCTTACCTCATTCACAAGGATGCCCTTGTCCTGGCTGAGCAAATGAGCGTTCGCTCACAAACTCAGTACAAGCAAGAGTATTTGTCAACTCTGTACACTGCTGACACCCTTTATGGTGTTCAAGCACATCGTCCAGAGGCTGGCTTCATCCTTTGTGTCCCTGACGTATAAGTTAGGATAGGTTAGGGGGCTTCGGCCCCCTGACTTTTTATTATGAAAAAGAAAGACCCAAGATTAGAAAGAGCAGGTGTCTCTGGTTTTAACAAACCTAAGAGGACTCCTAACCACCCTACTAAAAGCCACGTTGTTGTAGCTAAGTGTGGGGATGGAAGCATTAAGACAATTCGCTTTGGTCAGCAGGGCGTTAAAGGTGCTGGCAAGAATCCGAAGACAGCGGCAGAGAAGGCGAGGAGGAAGTCTTTTAAGGCGCGTCACGCAAAGAACATTGCTAAAGGCAAATGTTCAGCAGCTTACTGGGCAGATAAAGTTAAGTGGTGAAATAGATGGCAACAATTATTACTAAGTTTTCCTCAACTTCGTCAGCCGTTCCTACGGCCTCAGACTTAGTACAAGGTGAGCTTGCTGTAAATACCGCAGACAAGAGACTCTTTACGGAGGACTCCGGTGCAACAATTATTGAGATTGGAACTAATCCTTCTTCAATTACAACTGGTGCTATTACTGCCTCTGGAACTGTAACATCTAGTTCAGGATTTTCTGGAAACCTTACAGGAGATGTAACAGGAGATATTACTGGTGATGTTACTGGTAATTTAACTGGCGATGTTACGGGCGATGTTACTGGTTCAATTAGCGGCGGGACTGTTGCTGGTTCTACGGGGACGTTTTCTAGCAACGTAACAGCTGGTGGAACTCTTGCTATTACGGGTGCTTCTACTCTTACGGGTAATGTAACAGCCTCTAATGATTTAAGTATTGGTGGAAATTTAACAGTAACAGGCAACGCTACAATTTCAGGCAATTTAACTTTTGGTGATGCAGATACAGACTCAATATCGCTAAATGCTGATGTTGATTCTCACATTCTTCCTAACACTGATGATACTTATGACCTCGGCTCAACAAGCAAGCAATGGCGTAATCTATACATTGGCGGCACTATAACTGGCGGCACTATAACTGGCTCGTCTGGTAACGCATCTTCTCCTAGTTTTACGTTTGATTCAGACTCAAATACTGGTTTGTTTAGAGCGTTAGCAGATACTTTAGGGTTTTCTACTGCTGGCTCAGAAGCAATGCGTATTGTTTCAGACGGCTCATTGTTAGTTGGTAAGACTGTAAACGATAGTACAAGTGTTGGAATACGATTAAGCGGTAGCAGCCCGGGATTTGTTTCTTTTATAAGAGATAGTGGAAGGCCGCTTTATGTTCGCCGTAATACAACTGATGGTAGCATAGCTGAGTTTGCCAAAGATGGCACAAGCGTGGGTGTTATTGGTACTAACAGTGGCTATTTGTACATTGGGTCTGAATATAGTACTGATTCGCATATTGCATTCTTAGGAAGCGAAATTGCGCCTGTTACTTCTACAGGTGGTTCAAGAGATGCGGCTATTGATTTAGGGGCGGCAACAAGACGCTTCAAAGACTTCTACCTATCAGGCACAGCCTCAATTGGCGTTTCATCTTCATCTAATGCTTCAGGCGATTTGGTAGTAGGGACAACTACTGGCGGGACTATAACTCTAACGCGAGAGAGTGAAAGCTACGCCCAAAACGACCTTATTGGAAGAATTGATTGGTTCAACGAAGACAATTCAGGTGAGGGGCAAAACGTAGCGGCATACATTGGGGCTTATGCTGCCGGTTCTTTGGGTGATGACGCATATTTGACCTTTAACACTGTTGCAGCAAGCTCTGCTGGCGCAGACGCAGGTGAAAGTATGCGCATCGACAGCAGTGGCAATTTGGGT